CCGGTTTTCGTGGGGATCTGCCCCGTTGAGATCAGGTCGACTTCCGCCGCCGTCGCCCCGGCATACGCACTGCTGATCGCGGTCAGCTCGCGCATGCCTTCGCGCAAATACGACAGCTGCGCGTCCGCCAAGCCGGCCTCGATCGGCGCGAGTAGCGCGCGATCCGCTGCGGGGATGCGCGGGCCGACGCCTTTGCGCGGCTTGCCCATCGCCGCCTTGCGGCGCGGCTCGAGCGGCTCGAGCGGCTTGGGCGCGCGCTTGCGGACTGGTGTGCCCTTGGGTTTGCGCATGGGGACGGGCGGCGTTGCACCTGCCACAGGCGGCACTCTCACGGGCGGTGCTGCCGCAGCCTGCACGGCTCGTGCGTACGCCCCGGCTGCGGTCGCCTCTGCGGCTTGCGCTGCCTCGAGCTCTGCTTGCGCCGCGGCTGCGGCTGCGCGCTCCGACTTCGCCAGCGCGGCCGCGAGCGCGTTTTCGGCCCGCTTGCGCGTGACTTGGGCCGCCGCTTTGCGCTGCAGTGCCTCGGACGCCTGCTGCTGCAGCCGGGCGAACGCGTCGGCCTCGAGCTCACGATCCGACACGGTAGGCTTGGGCAGCTCGCCGGACACGGGCGGGGCCGTGGGCGATCGCGGCCGCGTCACGGGGGGCGGTGGGGGCGGTGGGGGCGTGGGCGGCAGTGGTGCGGGCGGCGGCCGGCTTGACGGCTGCTGCGTGTTGGCGGGCGGCCCTGCGCCCGGCACCGTGATTGCAGGTCCCGGCGTGGGCTGCTGCAGCTCAACGTCTTCGGGATCGAGTAGCCCCGCCTCGACTAGCAGATCGTCGACGATCGGGATCGCGACGCAGCGGCATTGAATCGGATAGCCGGGGTGCGCTCGCTCGCCGGTGCGCTGGTCACACAGCGGCGGGCGCGCCCATTCTTGGATCGTGCCGTTGAGTTTTGCGTGACCACTGCGCACACGCTCGTCTTGCGACGTTGACCAGCGGTAGCGACGGATCCCGATGTTCGTCTGCCGCAGCTGCGTCAGTTGTCCGTTGAGCTTGCCCACCTGATCGCGGGCGATCACGGCCGCGCGGCGATTCGATATGCCGAACTGCGCGACGATTTCGTCTCGCACCTCGAGGTGATGCTTGCCGGCACGCGCTCCACGCAGGATCACGCCCTTGACGGCCTCGAGCTGCTGCGCCGGGATCGACTTGATTAGCGCGGTATTGTCCGAGACAAACAAGTCGATCGCGCCGGCTAGTCCGGTCGTGTTGTCGTGCAGGTTGATGCGCGCGACTTTTTCGATCTGCTTGCCAAACTCATCCGCGTGCCACTCCGACACGCGCAAGGCCGTCTGCGTGGCGGCAGCTTCGATTTCGCGATCGGGGATGGCCTGCTGCGTGGCCGCGGCTGTTTTCGCGATCGCGCGGTCGATGTCGTCGGCTGAATCGCGCCGGATCACGATGCTCGACACCTGCGACTGCTCATCGAGCAGCGACGGCAGCTGCGGCATCAAGTCACGGCGGATCACATACTGCGCTTGCTGCACGATGTAGCGGATCCTGCGGTGATAGATCAGCACTTCTTTGTACGGGTAGCGCGGCCTCGGTGATTTCCGCTTCGCGACTTCGCGCGCGTACTTCGCGCCGCGCGCTGCAGCTTGCGTGCGTAGTGCGCTGATCAGAGCGTCCACGCGTGGTGCTCCACGACGACGCCACGGCGCACGAGCTCGGGCGCGATGCCGGCGAGCACCGTTTCACAGCCGCGGCGCATGCGGTCTTGTCCCGGCGTGAGCACGAGCCGCGGACGGTCAAGCACGATGCAGCGGTGCAGCGGCATCATCGGACTATGCGCCGCCGTCAGCATCGCCAGCAGCTTGCGCAACCCACGCACGACGGCGACACCTTCGTAGATCGCGGGCGTCGGATCTTGGATCATCAGCCGCGCTAGCGTCTCGCTGACGTTCGACCAGCCGAGCGCGATCATGTCGTCGGCGTGCACGACCGGCAGTGCAAGCGTGCACGCTAGCTCATTTGCAAGCGTGGTCTTGCCGGCGCGGGGGGCGCCGATGATCGCGATCGTGCCGGGCGTCACGCCTTTTTAGCCCGGCGCTCTGCAGCCTTTGCCAGCTTCGCCCGATGCGCGACGGCCTGATTCGTCTCGTGCGCATTCCGCACGCCGGGTGCCAATGTTAGTTCTAGCCTTTCACGCTCGCGATGTACCCGATCAATCTGGGCGTTTACCTCGCGCCGCCGAGCGGGATCTTTGTGCTTATCCATCGACGACGTTAGGCGCTCGACTTCCCGATCATGCTGATCGATCTGCTTGTTCGTGTCGCGCTCACCCTTGGTCAAGGGGCGCTCCACTGGGCGCGCATACTTACGCTCGGTCATACCTGCGGCACGTGCGGAACCTTCACGGGCCGCCGTCGCTTCCGTTTCCCGCTGGCGCGTTTCCCTGCGGTGCTCGGTTTCCTCGACATGCGATCGCACGTTTTGTTTCGCCGACTGAAACCGCTTATGTAATTCATGCTGCGGGTGACTCGGATCCGCGACGTCACGCTCGAAATCCGCAGCACTCACCCCTGCGCGACGTGCACGCACGCTGATGTCATGACTCATTTGCGTCAAGGTGCTGATGTGCTGGTTCTGGGCGGCTTCCAGATCGTAGTTGCTGACCCCACCGAGCGGCCTTTCCGTTTTAGTCGGTGCCGGTTTGGGCTGCGCTGCAGCTGTCGGCGGCGTCGCTAGCGGACCAAATCCTGCTCGCGTAGGTTCAGGCGGTCGGTATGCCGTGCCGCTAGCGGCGGCGCGTTCGTGGCCCTGCACTTCGGTCGTCAGCCGTGCAACGTCTGACTCCACATAGCGCCGGTTTGCCGCCCCGTAGCCGGTCGTGTTCATTTTCTCTAAATCGCCTTTCGCCTTGGTGAGCCGCTGCTCGGCGGCGCTGTGCTCCGCAGTCTTGCCGCCTGCGGCTGGTGCTGCTGCCGGTGCGGTCGACTGCTTCTCGCGGTGCGCGATCTCGTTTTCGACTTCCCGCAGCCGAGTCGTCGCCGTGGCGTGTGACTCTTTCTCGTTTGCTAGGTGGCCGCGCCATTTGTGCGCGTCGTCGTGATGGCCTGCTTTTTCGGCCGTCGCGATCTTGCGCTCGGCATGCGCGATAGCTTCGCGCGCGTCGCCTTCGCTTTTTCGCTGGTGCTCTTGCTCGCGCTGCAGCTCGCGCTCCGACTTGTCGCCGTGGATTCTAGGCGCATTCTTGAGCCTCTCGACAGCCGCGGCGTGTTCTGCCTTGGTCTGACTCATGATCGGCGACGCGGGCCGCAGCGATGCCGCTGCAGCCGTGCCCGCGTGCGGCGCTGCAGCTGCCGGCGGCGTAGACTTCCGCCCCCCCACACGTGCTGCGTGCTCGGCTAGACCTTTCTGCGCGGCGGCATGGACTAGAGCCTTGTTCGCGATGCCTACGGCCGTGCCGCCCCCCACGGCCTTGGCGAGCCGATACGCCCCCGGCTGCTTGGGCGCCTTGCTGAATAGCGTCTGCTGTGTCCCCGCAGCGAGCCGTGCCCCTGCGCGCTGCACCTTGACGTGTGCGCGGTGCTCGATCTCGCGGATCGCCTTGACCTGCTTGTGCGTCGCGCCCGACTTGATCGCACGCTCGACTGCGGCGTTCGTAAACGATTGCACGGCCGCCCGGCGTTGCTGGCTCTTGCTTGGGCCGCCGCCCCCACCACCGCTGCTCGAGGCGAACTGACCGCCGCCATGCTGCCCCGCCGGCACGCGGGCCTGCGCGTCGTAGCGATCGGCGATCAGGGCCGCTAGGCGAGCTGCGAACTGGGCGTCGTGACGGCGTACAATGGCCATGACGCCCGTGATACGCCCCGACATGCACGGCAGTCAATGTGCAGCCGTGCTCATGTGCTCATGTGTGCGGGCGCTCATTGGCACGGATGCCGCCGTGCAGCCCGTCAGTCGTCGGCAGCCGGGGGCGCGTCACCTTCGGGCGGTGCGTTCGGATCCGGCGGCCGCGGCGGATTCAGCAACGCCTCGGCATGGATGTCCGCCTGATCCTCCTGCAGCTGCCGGCGCTGCTCGACATCGATCACGGGGAAGTTCGGCGCGATGCCGATCGCGGCCTCGGATTCGGTCACGATCTGCGCTCCGACCAGCGCTACATACGTGTCGGCGATCACCTTGTTCGTGTCCGCGAGCTCTTTATCGGTGGGCTGCCATAGCGGTTTAAAGTCGATGCACCAGCGCTTGGGCACCACGCCGCGCGTCGGCCCGTCTTTGGCGAGAAACATCAGCGTCAGCAATCGCTGCACTCGCGGCTGCAGGATGTCGGTTTGCGCGTCCGCTACCGTGTCGTACCAACCTCGGATGTCAGACTCGCCGGTCGCGTTGAGGCCCGCCGGTGACTTGCCATAAAGCAGCGTGACGGGCATTTCAGCGGCTGACGCCACGCGCGTCATGAGCTTGTCGAGCACTTCCGGCAGGCCGGCGAATGAAGTCGCGATGCGTTCAAATGACTCCTTTTCAGCATCAACCAAGATCGCGCGCGCGGTCGACCGCGCCATGTCCATGGCCTGCATCCGGGCGGTCAGCACCTCGGAACGGCCTGCGGCGATCAGGTCGATCAAGTTTTGGATCTTGAATACGCCTTGCGCGGCGTCTGTCATCAGATGCGCGGTCGACTGCCAGCCCGTAGCGGACTGCTGCAGCGCTGAATACACGGACTGTAAAACCGAATCATCCCATTCGTTCGTGCTGGGCTGCGTGGTGCGAGCCGTGAGCACGCCGTCGAACAAGATCAAGCGGCTGACATGCACGTCGACACTAACGCCTAGTCGCTGGACACCGCTGATCACGCCCGTCTGATAGATCGTGATGATCTCGGGCTTGCCATAGTCGGGCTGCGTCACGTCGACCTTGCGCGACTTGACCACGAGCTGCGGACGCTTGATCACGTTGACGAAACGGATCGAGCGGATCGCAGACTCATTCAGCGGCTCGTGTGGCTCGCGGCCGTCGTCAGCGCCCACGAATAGCCCCGACCCGCCGCCATAAAGCCGGGCCCACGTCCAGCCGTCGCGCAGCGCTGAATCCGCGCCTAGCTTGCGCAGCGCATCGTGCAGCTCGCGCTCGACATCCGCGCCGCTGTCGTCGCCGTCGTCGGCCTCGAGCTCGACGTCGAAGCCGCGGCGCATGGCCTCACGCGGCAGCTTCGACACGATGCGCCTAGCCGTGTCGTCTTCATTGAAAAGCGTTTCAAGCGAGCCGTCGCCGAGCTTTTCGCCGGGCGACACCTTCGCATAGGTCAGCTTATCGCGGGCCGTGCCGAGGCCCGTGACCACGTTCATCCAGCCGTCTAGCCGCTCGACCGTCGCGCCGTCGCCGCTGCTCATGTGGTCATGTCCTGGTGTGCACGCCTGCTCATGTGCTCATGTGTACGGCTGCACGGTACCACGGGCGGCCGTCGCTGCTAGGTCCACAAGCCAGCGTGCGAGCTCGGGCGGCGTGCGGCGGCGTTGCCTAACGGAACATACCTTGATGCCGGCCGGCACCGTCTGACCGCCCTTGGCGCCCCGGCGACCACGCCGGCCTGACGCCCAGTGCGTAGGCTCGCCGCCACTGCGCCGGCTCGACTCGACCAAGCGCCGATCGATGCCGACGAAATACAGCCACGTACGCTTACGCGCGACGTGCCCCCACGACACCTGATCGATCGCGATCGCGTAGCCGCCCCACGCATCGGGTAGACCTTCCGGGATCGGCAGCCGGCAACGCGCCCACAGTTGCGACTGCGCGGGGTGCTCGAGGATCCCGCCGCACTGTCGCACCTGGTGAACGGCTCGCACGGCGCAGTAAGGATCGTCGCCGCGCGACAAGTGCCGCAGCCGCCCCCACGGCCCGCACGGCGGATGCGCGACCACGGGCAGCGGGCCACGGTAGCCGCACGCGTCGCGCTCTGCGGGCCAGCTGTCCACGTCAGGCATGCGTGCGTAGGGGCCGCGCGGATCGGTGTACAGCGCGGCTACGCGTGCCCCCGTGGTCACTTCCCGAGCGCCGCCCGCACCGCTGCGTCTTTACCCTCGAGCAGCTTCCGCAGAGCGACCGTGCGCTCTGCGCAGCGCGGCAGGTGGTCGACGATAAACTCGGCGAGCACCGCGAATTGCGCGCTCACCGTGGCCAGTGGCGGCGGCAGGTGCCTGTATGAGAAATACTGCAGGATCGGCTCGATGGCTTGTGCCGGCATCGGCGGCGCGGTCCGCTGCGCTGGGATGTTGCCCACGTCGACGCCCGTGATCGTTACATCGTCGGCCGTGATCGTCTGCAGCTCTTTTTCGTCTGACATGCTCGAGTGTCCTTTGCTCATGGTTCCGTTTGCACACTGGCACGCTTGCACGCCGGATTGCGCGCCCGCTC